CATCCTTACCTAACTAACAAGAACGTCATCAGTCATGGTTTACGCGTCAGCGAAGGCCCAGACTACGAGGGCTATTTGTTGATCCCTTATCGCGATGAAACCAAACAAATCGTTACGCTTTCGTACATACCACCGGATGGTGGGCAGAAGTGGTGGCACAAGGGTGCGAAGCGTAAAGGCACCTGGGCGGTGATCGGCGCGAACCTATTGCAACAAGCGCCGACACGCATTAATTATGTAGAAGGGTATGCAACGGGTGCATCCTGGTTTGATTACGTTGGACAACAAGAACCAGTGATTATTACGGGTGATGCCAACGGTATGAAAGAAGTACCGAAGACATTTCACAAATGGTTCCCAAACGCTACTCATGTTTTTCTAGCAGATAATGATGAGTCAAACACAGGGCAAGAGGCGGCAGAATACGCGGCTAACTGGATCAAACAACAAAATGGTAAGGCAGAGATCAAGCTACCCGAAGAGCAGGGGCTAGACTTTAACGATGCGGTCAACCAGTTGGAGGGTGAGCTCATTGTCAAAGAAGTCCCGATAGATACACAGGAGGTGGATTTCGCAAGAAATAAACCCGGTGGGCGCATCATGGCAACGACAGAGAACTACCGCACACTGTTTGAGCAATCGAATATCGACATACGCTATAACGTAATCAGTAAAGAGATGGAGATACAGATACCGGACATGGAGTTTATTCATGATCTAAGTGAGGAGGCGCAACTAGCGGAACTAGAAAACCGTTGTATTCAAGCGTTTGTGCCAGAAGGTAGGATGCTCAAAAACATTCCGTTATTAGCAAGAGAATATAACCCAGTGAAAGAGTGGATCGAGTCAAAGCCTTGGGATGGCGTCAGCCGCATACAAGATTTATTGGACACAATTACAGCAGAGGATGAACAATTAAAAAACATACTGATGAGCAAGTGGCTGATGGGATGTGCGGCAGTGGGTTGTCAGGAACGCGGAGCAAACCTAGAGGGCGTTCTAATCTTCCAGGGTAAGCAAGCAATCGGTAAGACATCTTGGATAAAGAGCTTGTTGCCTAACAACGAATGGTTCTTAGAAGGTGCAACGCTTGATCCTTCAGACAAAGACAGCGTGAGATCTGTGCTATCACATTTTATCGTGGAGCTCGGAGAGCTAGGCTCAACCTTCAAGCGTGACATAGACAAGCTCAAGGCATTCCTAACCAAAGCGAAAGACGAACTAAGATTGCCATACGGTCGAGCATTTTCACGCTACGTGCGTCGCACAGCATTTTTTGGATCAGTTAATGAACGCGAGTTCCTCGTTGACAGCACGGGGAATCGGAGATTCTGGACGGTGCGCGTGCATAAAATTAACTTTAAGCACAATATCGATATGCAACAGTGTTGGGCAGAGATATGGCAAAAAGCACAAGGCAGTAACAGCAACTGGTTTCTTACATCTGAGGAGAGAGATATGTTGCAGAACAGTAATGAGATGAGCAGGACAACAACGGCAGTTGAGGAACTGGTGTTGCAACAAGTGCGATTCGATAGCAAACTAACACAACCGGTGCAGATGGTTCAGCTACTAAAAGATCTAGGCATTGCGAATCCACGGGTCACCGATTTTAAGGAGGCGGCTAGGGTATTACATGAAAAAGGGTACAAGCCGCGTAAGTCGAATGGTAAGAAATTGTATGATTTGGACTATAAACCAATTAATGATGAGGACTTTAAAAGCAGAACTTGGAATGAAACCTAGTACCCTGTGTACCCTGTACCCTGTTTTAGAGGGTAGAGGGGAGGGTAGGTTATATATTCTTAACGACTAAATATATATATTATATATAGTATATAGGGGTAGGGGTATCTATAGGACGCTATATAATTGTTCACTAGTGAAACCCTGTGCCTTGTACCCTGTTTAAAAGGAGGACGATATGGAAGAGCAATTACTGTACGCTAAATGGAAGAATGAGAACATTGAAGAAAGACGTGCATGGGGATTGAGACAATTGACTGAGCACGAACTGAGAGAGACGTTTGAAGAGGTAATTAGTAAAGGATGGTATCCAAGAACCCAGGCGGCAGACCAAAAAAAGAACGTGAGCCATTAGTTAAAACGCCAAGTGCGTTTCCAATTGATGAGGAGTTTGAGTTAACCGAGATGCAAGCCGCGTTTGTTTGGCATTACACCGAAGGTGCGTGCGGGCAAACGGAAGCGGCGAGACGGGCGGGCTTCTCGTATCCGGCAAGTGCCGCAACGAAAATGCTCAACGGCAAGTCGTTTAAAAATGTGACGCGGGCGGTTCGCATCAAACAAGATGAGTTGCGTGAGAAATATGCGATAACACCAGAGAAGACTGGCTCAATGTTGTGGAAGATAGCAGAGACAAGTTTTGAGGCGGGACATTACAACGCGGCTGTCTCAGCAATCAAGGAGTTGAACCAGTTGGCGGGATTAAACATACACAGAAGCCAGAACCTCAATATCAACGCGAACATTGATGCAATGAGCAAGGATGACATCAAGCAAAGACTTAACCAGTTGCTAGGTGCAAAAACAGATTACGATCCAAAAGATTTTTAGGAAACAAAATAAAATATTACATGCGTTTAAACCTCGTAAGAGGCCTCTCTTACTGCGGCGCGCAAAAATCGGCAAAACTATCGCCTGTCAGCAAAAAAACACGTCAAATCGCACGTATGGGCGCATAAACGCGTAATTTTGCACGCATCTGAGCCAACCCTCTGAGCAGAGGGGATACTAGGGACTCTATTACGTTTGGAAAACGGTCAGAATTGGTTATTATTTGATCAACCCCGTACACCCCAAATGCGTGACAGCGCATGTCGCATAGCTATAGCTGAGTTTGGTACATTCAAAAACTAAAAAAACTCAACGCGAAACTTTTTTATCGGTTACAATGCGGGGCATGACTGATTCACGCAAGAAGGGCGCGGCGTTTGAACGACAGATTGTCAATCGCTTGAATGATTTTTTCGCGTCCCACAACCTAGATATTACGTGCAAGCGTAATCTTGATCAGTATCAAAGCGCAAACCTTTGTGATATTGAAATACCAGGCCATGCGATTGAATGCAAGGCGTACAAATCTGGTTGGACATATCAAACCGCTTGGTGGAATCAGGTCTGTGGTGCCGCAAAAGATTTGACACCCATATTGGTTTGGAAATTCAACAACAAACCTATTCGCTGTACCGTACCCCTATACGCCATAAATCCTACGTTTGAGAAAAAGAATCATAAGGTCGCTGTTTTGACGTTTGAGGAATGGCTAGATATACTTTTTCTTAATACTTTCAAAGACAAAGAGGTTTTGATATGAAGTGGTTAAGAAAAATGTTTAATTTTGTGACCAAAAGCGAAGACGTTACAGTGCGTAACCGCAACGCTAAAGGTCAATATGTTGCGGATGACAAATCCACGCCTAACAAAAATGAAGCTTATAAGACGGTACGCCGCAAAAAGAAAGCGAGTAAATAATTGTGTATGAGTACGCGTGCAAACCCGTCAGAGTGATAGATGGGGACAGCTTGATTGCGACTATAGATCTCGGCTTTCATATTCAATTCAACACATCCGTGCGTTTATACGGTATAGATACACCAGAATCTAGAACTCGTGATCCTGAAGAAAAGAAATGTGGCTTACTTGCAAAAAAATTTTTGGAGGACGCCGTTAAAAACGGAAAAAATATTATTATTCGCACGCAAAAAGACGAGAAAGGTAAGTTCGGTCGCGTTCTTGGTTCGCTTGTTATCGATGGCATTAATATCAATCACAAAATGATAGAAGAAAACTTAGCTGTCGCGTATTATGGACAGAGTAAAGACTCGATTGCTAAAGGTCATTTGGTTAATCGTGGAATTTTAGTTGAAAAAGGGCTTCTTAATCTAGAATGAATCAATGAGTTTACTAAGAAAAGCACTCAAACAGGCAGCTAAACGCGCTGATGACATGGAAAAAGGTGTCATGGCGATACCTAGCACACCAGAAACAGCAGGAATTGAAGCTTTAAACGTAAAAATAGGTGATTTTGATCCGCGTTTTGATCCTAGAGTCAAAGAACAAGAGAGATTACGCGCAACAATTGCAGAAATAGCACCCAATCCTGAGATGCAAGTTAAACCGCCGCTACGTTTGACTGATTTAGAGGGAGAAGACTTCATAACCTCGATGTCAGACCGCACAGCCGCCGGTGGATCTGTGCAATCTATCAATGAGGTACCGCTTTTTAACAAAATAGACCTCCGTGGCGGTCAGGACTTCATGTTTGAGAACCCTAATCAAGTGTGGGCTTCTGCAAAAGAGCCTTCAGAGGCGATTATGAGGTTGGCAAAACAAGCAAAAGCGGAGACTGGACGAAATCCTCTCTATATTCCCTGGCGGATGACACCCACGGGTGGTGATTTTTCTACAACCACGGGTGAGCTGATGATTGGTTACGCATCATCTAACATGAGTAAAACTAACAAGAA